TATGGCGGATGTGTATTCTCTCGTGATCTGTAGTGTCATCAAACTCGACTATATGACCCGACTCTGATTCATATACTTGATTGTATGGATAGATTGCTCCGTAGGTACTGGCCGGCTGAGACCACTGTGAATTATAGGCCTGTATTCCTGTAACCCTAGAAGCCGCATCTGTGGCTAGACTTGGATGTGGTTTCTCACCATTGTTAACGGCCAGACGATTGGTATCTGGTTCATTTATATAACGAGGATAAACTCCATTAGGATCAAAAAAGCCCTGTGAGCTATTTGCTCCCTGTGTTGGCCTTCCTGGTAAACTACCTAATATAACCGCATCTTGACTTCTTTGGCCATCACGAAAGAAACCAAACACCCAACTTCCTTCGAGTAGTCCGGTCGCCGACTGGCCAATCCCAGATATACCACTGGCCGTAATTGGTAACATTACAGACGACCAGAATAAATCTTCAGTTGGCAGAATTGTTTTATCGGATGTGTGTGCTCCGATGATTCTTACCTTTACACGGCCGACTTTGAGAGGATCGTTTCTATCCTCAACAACACCAGTGAACCAGTAAAAACCTCCTAGGCCCATATAATTATCGTTATTCATTTCGGCCTTTCGTTATATGGCCTGATAATAACACTTCAACATACGTCATTTGTAATCATTTCCTTTTTTCTACGCAGGCCAGCTGGCCGCACCAGTAAATACCAAAATACTTACCATTTCTATATTATTCATGAGCCAGGCATGCGCTAGCATGACTTTATCTACAAATATATCTACATGGCCGCTCATAGTTTACTTTCTTCTTAAAATGCCTGGTTTACACTTACAACCTTTACACTTACATACCCTTAGTGAGAATATGCCTTGCAGTGTTCTTAATGGTGTCTTTAATATGTTGTATATCATAGTTTCATTTCCTTAGTTTCTCTCTAATATTTAGAAGGCCATTCTCTCGGTACCTGTAATATCGGCCAGCCAAATAGTCGTTATCTACATAGCCCTAAAAAATTGCGGTCTCAAAAACCCTCGGAGCGGTCGGACTCTGAGATTCTTTCAGTAGGTTTTAGATACTGAATATACCACTTGAAACGTCTGTAACCAATTTATCAACTTCGTATATATCTACGATACCTGAATTAGCCTTTTCCCTATTAATAAAAGTATCTATGGATTCTTCAGGATAAGGTCGTTTAACGCTATCTTTCATGCACTCTAAGACCATGAAGTGTTTGTTTTGTTTACGATTTAATTGGTGGCGGATAGACGTAACCAGATATCGTCCTGATAGATATGGGTCGTGATCTAATGGTTCTGAACCACCTGCCGGTTCGTAAGAAGGCATATCAAAGTTAATGATGTCGCCTGCTTGTAAACCTGTAAATCCTGGCACAGTCAATTCTAGTTTAAATGAATGTAATGCCAGTCTTTGAGATAATCGTTTTTGTAATATCTCTTTCATATCAGGATTGTATAAAGGTTTATCACCTGAGTAATGTGTGTCTGATGTTTGCGACCATAGATATAATGTGGATTCAGGATAATCAGATAATGTTTGTCCTTCTCTTATATAAAACGGCAAGATACCTTGATTGTTTGTTCTTACTCCATCTTTGCCTGTTTCTAAATGAAATAAATTGGCGTATTCATCATGATAACTAAAATCAGTTTCTTCGTATGTTTTGTTAAGTTGATCATGTGTAATGAGTTTAGATGCAAATATACCATTTCTTAAATTCTTCAATGTATCAAATTGATTTACTATTCTATATTCTATTGCGATTTGCATTTCGTTCTTAATGTCTTTTTCACCGCCTTGATTTACATTGGCCGGTTTAGGTCTAAATCTTGCTAAGGCAGGTCGTGCCGTATTGCCTTCTATTGCCATCATTGATTCTAATGATCTGTAATTAAAACCTGATGATGTTTCATAGAAGTAATAACCTGCACCTTCAAATTTTGTACTTCGTGTTTGTAAAGACAATGTATCAATAGCATCAAAAGGTCTTATTCTAGGAAATACGTGTTTATGTAATCCCCATGATGGTTCAAAATAAAAATCTTTTACTGACGCCAAGAAATCTTCATTTTTAGTTATATTAGCGACCATATTTGAATAAGATTCTGTTTGTGCATTACTTACTACAACTAATTCGTTTGTCATCATTTCTTTACTACAAAAATGTAATAGATATGCCTGCGCTCTTGGTGTAATATTTGCTCTATTTTCTATTTTGTAAATGTACATTGGGTTGCCTGATTTAGATGTGAAATCGTAACCTTTTGATAGTGATGGTGTAAAGAATTTAAACTCTAGGCGTTCATTACCTGTTAACGGCAATTTACCTATTACGTTGTTTGCATCTACAACTAATATACTGCCTGATAATGTTTTATTAAATATACTTTCATAAATGTTTAAATCTACAACCATTGTATCAATACCTATAGAATCAGGTTCACTATCACCTTGTTTACTACGATATGAAATTAATCTTACATCTGAAAGATAATATGCACCAGGTTTTTTTATTGAACTGGCATCAAGTGTATTATATATACTCATTTTATTCTGCCATCAAGTTTTCAAATTCTTCCAATAATATAGTTAAGTATGCTGGATTTAATAATTTGATTTGTCTCTTTTGATCTTGTATTCTTTGTTCGTATTCTCTATTAGATACTGATACTGCAAAAGGTGTGCCCTCATTAACTTCTATCTTATGTGAATAATCACTAGGCCCATTACTTGATATGTTACCACTTGATTGATCAATTTCATAATGATGTATTGCATCTGGATTATTATATTTGTCATTTACATATTGTTCAAATTCATAAGTTGTTAATGGCCATCCATAATATCTATCTGTAATATTATTTGTCATTAAAATTACCCAATGATAATAAGAACTACCAAAATGTTTTAATGATGTTATCTCTGGTGTTTCTCCTTCTGGTACATCATATAGATCATATAAACTTGCTTGATCTAAAATCTTTGATCTGACTTTAACTCTACGCATTAAGTTAGTAACTAGTTTTTCATTACCATCACCTTTTAGATCATATAAACCTTTTGGAAAATATGTAAAATACATATTAGAATCCTGAGTTTATTGTTTGTTTAGTCATAATCTCTGTCTCAGCAAATTTTAAAGTCATTTTAGTATAAATTGGGGCAGCACCAAAAGCATCAGAAGCAAAAGTACTGAATACTCCTTCATCTCCATGTTGTAAGTCCATAGATTTCAATACACACTTACTAATTTTAGGAATATATGAGTTTCTATTTTCCATATACATATAAGTTATTTGAAATTGTGATGGCACTATAAAATCATTACCTGCACCAATTTCTGGGTGCATGTGATATTTAAATTTCTGTATTATCTTTTGTGCGCTTTCTAATTCTTTTTTATTCTTTGGTGCAAATTCGAATGTGTAATCAAATTCTCTCATTGGTACACCTTTGAACACCATTTCTAAATTAGGATTAATTGCTCTACCTGTTACCTTTTGTACTACTGCCTTTAAATCTCCTGCACCCGGTACTATCGCAAGAGCCATACTTGCTAATTCCATTCCGAGTTTACCAGCTACATTTGGTATTCTCATTAAATCTGATAATGATCCTATTCCTGCAAGATCAGCTAAAAATCCTCCTTCTACTCCTTCATGTGAAACATTATAACTTGTTTTTAATCCTGGCGGCGTATATAAAATTAATGTATCACAAACTCTACTGTGTCTATCGCCTACATAACCAGCATTAATACCTGATGATGCTTTAACTACTCGTGCTTGAGCAGCTTCCTTACTTCTAGTATTCTTATATGTCCCCATTTTATTTTCTAATAAACCTGCAGGATCTGCTACGGGATCTTTACCTAAAGATTTTGCAATTGCATTAGCACCTTTTTTCATACTATTAAAAATTTGACCATAAGCTGTATCAGTTTCTAATATATCAAATATCATATAATGACCTGTGCCTAAATTTTGTACATTTTCAGGATACCATGCCGTTCCATATTCATAAGGATTGGATTTCATGTGAGAAACAGGACTTGTATCATTTGCTATTTCTAATGGTGATTTGTTTAATATCTTGGCAGCAGCAGCATTTTGTGCCATACCATTTTTTGCTTTATCAAATAAACTACCAGCAATACCACCTGCTATACCTACTAATCCGCCTCCTGTAAGATTGCCTAAGTTTTTTTGTACTATATCTGATATACCCATAGTTGATAAATACCTTTATGATTAATAGTAATATTTATATGTGATATGGTAAAGAGTTATAAAGGAATATACAAACCAATCAACCCTAAAAAATATATTGGAGATCCAAATAGAATAGTCTATCGTTCCATGCTTGAACGCAGAATGATGGTTTATTTAGATAAAAATGATCAAATTGAATTTTGGGCAAGTGAAGAAGTACCTATTGTTTATCGTTCACCTATTGATTATCGTATTCATAGATATTTTCCTGATTTTATTTTCAAGTTAAAAACTGGTAAAAAATATATGGTTGAGATTAAACCTTATAAACAATGTTTTCCACCAAAAACACCTAAGAAAAAAACAAACTACTTTCTAAAAGAACAATTAGAATATATTAAAAATCAAGCTAAATGGACAGCGGCCAAAACCTATTGTGAAGGTAATGATTTAGAATTTAAAATCTTCACTGAAAAAGATATAGGTGTCTATAATTAGACATAAATATAGTAAATGGTTAGTATTTTAGATAAACTGGTTAGTAAACAAGGCGACACTACAAAATCAGCTGCATGGTATAAAAATTCTATTGCATCTATTGCTGATAAAATTAGTGCTAACAAGTTGATGGCACAAGGTAAATTGACACCAAGACCGAATGTTGGTTCATTGAATATGTTTTTTTATGATCCAAAATATAAAAAAACTTTACCTTATTATGATACTTTTCCATTAGTATTACCATTAGAAGTAATACCAGGAGGCTTCAGTGGATTAAACTTTCACTATTTACCACCTGTACTGAGATTAAGGTTATTAGAAAATATGCAACGTTGGGCTACAAACAATAAATTAGATTCGACTACAAAATTTGACGTTAGTTGGCGTAGAGTTAAAACTATTCCATTAGTTAAGCCGACTATCAAAAAATATTTGTATAAACATGTTCGATCAAACTTTTTAAAGATTGATGCTCAAGCAGCAGCTATTGCATGTTATTTACCAGTTCAAAGATTTGTTGGTGCATCCGATACAGGAGTTTATCGTGCATCTAGGAGTATGATTTAATGGCAATATTAAGAGGCGGTGTTCGTATTGGTGGTTTTGATATCAGATTAGGTATTCCTAGAGATAGATCATTAGACAACGTTGAATCAGATCCACGTTTTAGACACCAGGCAGGTGCCAATCCAGAAACTACTATTGGCCGTTTTCTATCTTATGTTAATGAGGCAGAAGGATTTGCTCGTAAAGCCAGATTTTATGTTGAATTTAATTTACCAAAAGGAAATTCAGGTGGTTTATTGGGTAGTTTGCAAGGCATAGATGATTTAAGTCAGGTTGGTATTTCAAATTCAACACAAGAATCAGAACTTACATTTAAAAATTCATCAACAATGAATTCCGTACAAACAACAAATGGTCGTAGAGTGAGAGCATTCTGTTCTGCTATTGCTATGCCTGATAGAGACATACAAACAAAAGAAATTAGACATCATGGGCCAGCATATAAGATTGCATTTGACCACAAATCAGCAGATATTCAAGCAACATTCTATTGTGATAAGTTTTTAAGAGAAAGATCTTATTTTGAATTATGGCAATCGGCTATCTATAGTAATCAATCTAACAATTATAATTTTTATGATAATTATGTATCTGATGTTAACATTTATCAACTAGGGCAATTTGCAAGTCGTAATGAAAGAGATGATATAACTTATGCTGTTCAATTGTATGATGTATTTCCTAAAATTATTGGACCGGTTGAATACAATTACGAAGCAAATGCTGTTCAAACATTTACAGTTACATTTACATTTAGATATTGGATTAATTACTTCTTAGATAAAGCAGGTGAAATTACTGTAGGCAATCCAGCATTTAGAGATGTTTCGGTTAAAAGTGGATATGGTGCTTTTGGAGGCATTCTAAATAATCTACCACCAGAATTAAGACGTGCTGGTATAGATGTATTAGAAGGATTAAAAAGACGTATTCCAATTGGGGGTATTACAGGTGGTAGAGTATTCCCTCCATTCGGCAGTTTACCACCACTTAATTTATAATATAAAAGGAGTTAATTATGGCGTTACCAAGAGTTGATGTGCCAACGTATGAATTGACGTTACCATCAGAAGATAAAAAAATCAAATACAGACCATTTCTTGTTAAAGAAGAAAAAATACTGTTTATAGCACTTGAAACAGGTGATAATAAACAAATGGTTAATGCTTTAAAAGAAGTTATTAATGCTTGTACATTTGATATATTAAAAATAGAACAATTACCAATATTTGATGTTGAGTATATCTTTTTAAATATTCGTGCAAAATCTGTATCAGAGATTGCTAGATTTAAAACTATATGTCCTGATGATGGTAAAACTTATGCTGAAGCTGAAGTTGATTTAACTAAAGTTGAAGTTCAAGTTGATGATGATCATACTAATAAAATAATAGTTGATGAAAAAAGAAACTTGGGTTTAGTATTAAGATATCCTACGTTAAATAATTATGATGTGGGTAAAGGTATAGAAACATTAGAAATTGATAAAGTATTTACTATCTTAATAGATTGTATTGATCATATTTTTGAAGGAGAAAAGATATATCCTGCAAAAGATAGCACAAAAACTGAATTAAAAGAATTTATTGATTCTTTACCACCAGAATCATTTAATAAAATTAAAAAATTCTTTGAAACTATGCCTAAATTGAAACATGATGTTGAAGTAATCAACCCTAAAACAAATGTAACAAATAAAGTTACTTTATCAGGAATAGCAGATTTTTTCGAATTGGCCTCGCCCACAATACGCTAGAGGCCTACTTTGAAACCAATTTTGCGCTGATGCAACATCATAAATATTCATTAACTGAGATTGAAAATATGTTGCCATGGGAACGTGATATATATGTTGCGTTGTTGGTTAATTATATTAAAGAAGAAAACGATAGAAAACAAAGGGAGAAATAAGTAATGAGTAAATATAAAGAAGATATAAAAGGATTATGGCGACCACTTATGGGTTGGTTGTATCTATTTGTTTGTTTATGTGATTTTGTGTTGTTTCCTATTTTATGGAATGTAGCACAAGCAACTTATTTAAAACATATAGTATTTACTCAATGGGCACCTTTAACATTACAAGGTGCGGGTTTCTTTCATATTGCTATGGGTGCTGTATTAGGTATTACTTCGTACGGTCGTACTAAAGAAAAGATTAATACTGAAAATAGTCAATCATTAACAGAAGAAACAAAATAATTAAATGGCCGATTTCTTAGACGATTCAAATAAACTGGTTGGTGCATTAGGTTCTACATTTGTTAAAAAGATTGACAAAATGCAGGCCAAACAAGAAGCTACACAACAAGATGTTGTTGAAGTAAAACAAACATTACCAAAATATAATCTTGAAGTTGTCCAAGGAATTAAAAAACTTGCTGAATCTCAAAATAAAAATATTGGTACAAAAGAAATAGTTGATTTAGGTAAATCTATGTTAAAAGCAGTTACTGGTGAAATAAACAATATAACTCAAGCGGCTTTTAAAGAATTTTTACCTATTGAATCTGAATTAAAAAATATAATAAGTCTATTACAATCTAGTGATGATGAAAATAAAGATAAAGGAATGGAAAAACTTGAAGCTATGAAATCTGTTGGTTTGGATATCAAATCTTTCAGTGAAGAATTAAGTTCAAGTATTGATAGACTATCAGAATTATATAACAAAAATAAAATTGATAAAGAAAATAAGAAAAAAGAATTACTAATAGAAAGAGATATATTAAGAGAACGTGGTATCAATACTTATCTTGATGAAAAAAATCAAAAATTAGAAATTAAAACATTTGAACAAGAAAGAATAGAAAAATTACAAATATTAGCAGAAGAAAAAAGATTAAAATTAGAAGAAAAACAATTAAATAGAGAAATAAAAGAAGCAAAAGGAAAAGATTTCATACATGATACAACACAAGAAAGACTTATTAATAAAGAAAAACAACTTACAGAAGATCAAAAGAAATTACAAGATAGAAAAGAAAAAGCTGGCATGTTGTCAGGCAGAGATAATGAACAGGGGCCTTTTGCTCAAACAATAGGTGCCGCATATAATCAATTCCGTTTAATGGGTAAAGAGATATTTGGATTTGGTAAAAGTATAATTGGAGTAGGTAAATCTGCTTTTGGATTTGTAGGTAGTATTGGTAGTAGTTTTAAAAGTTTAGGTTCTAGTTTATCTTCTTTTACAAAAACAACGGAAAGTTCTGGTAAAAGTACAGGTATTTTTGGTAATATTATGAAAGTAACTATTATTCCTATTTTAGCATTTTTGGGTTCTATGATAATGAGTTTAATATCAACTATAATAAGTGCTGTATCAAGTATAATGGGCGCAATAGGTAGAATTGGTGGTAGTATTGGTAGAATGTTATTTGGTGCAGGAGAAACTGCTGTTGGAGCTGCAGGTGCAGGAACAGCGGTTGCAGGTGGTGTTGCTGTAGGAGGTGCAGCTGCAACTGTTGCTGCTACAGGCGTTGCTAAAACAGAAGAAGGTAAGAAATTAGCAAATCAAGTAAATGAAGAAACCCAACAAACTGGTTTTAGTATGACTGGTGCAATGGATGGCGATCTTGCAATGGGCACATTACTTGCAAATCCTGAAACTATAAAACCTTTGTCTGATAAAAAAGGTTTACCTAAACCTAAACAAAATGTTGATTTAAATAAATTAAGTGTTGATAATATGAGTGGTAAAGAAGCAGGAGATAATAATAATGTTGTTCTTGCACCTAATAACGTGGTCAATAATACTAATCAATCTACTGTGATGGGTATGCCACCTATAAATCAAGATCGTTCTTTTATTAATTTAAATGCACCTGCTATAGCAATTTAAATATGGTGGCCATTTCTGGCCACCATTAAAGTACTAGTAGAGAGAGATTCTACTCGTCATCTGCCAATTTACTAAAGTAAGACAACGTATCGTCATCATCACTAGCAGATTGAGTAGTGGTTTTACCATTACTTTTTACTGAACCATTTGTTTTTGCCTTAGAGAGATCAGCACTTTCAACTGTTTCGGTATTTCTAGTTCCCGTAATTACCCTATTCAGTTTCTCTTTGAGTTCATCATAGGTCTTAAAATTACTAGGGGCCAAGAAAGGCGTTAGAGGGTACTGTTTAGACCAAATTGCTTTGATGCTTTCATCAGTATCAGCAATTGCCTTAACAGGCTCAAATTCAGATTTGTCATAGTTCCAATAACCATCAACTTTTCTAATTTTCAGTTTAAAGTTTGCACCTTTCCAAAAATCAAATGGGTTAATTGGTTGTTCATCTTCAAATGCTGGTTGCATTGCTTCTGTAATCTTATCAAATATCTTTTTACCGAATTTGAATATGAATACTTTACCTTCGTTTGCTGGATAAGCAGGATCACTAACAACTAATATGTTAGAGAAATAAGATAATTTTCTTTTTCTTTTTCTTGCTATTTCTTTATCAGATTCAACACCTGAATTCCATAGTCTAGTATTTTCTTCACTAACAGGATCTTTATGATTAAGAGTTGTTAATGAGTTCTCAATATACCAACCACCTTTATCTTGAAAGGCATGAGACCAAACTCTTACCCATGGCATTTCTTCTTTTTCAGAAGCAGGTAGAAAACGAATAACGGCATAACCACTACCAGTTTTATCTAGTTCAGGTTTCCATATTCTGTCGTCTGTATATTTGTCTTTTGATTTATTAATATCCTCAGGATTGAGGTTAGCTTCTAATGCTTTGGTAAGTTTATCAAAGTTAGAATGACTAGTTTTTAATGTATTAAAGTCCATTGTATTCTCCGTATGTTTGTATTTGTGTTAGCTGTATAATCGCTATCATTATTATTTATATGACTTTTTCTTTTTA